GCCAAAATTTGTTCCTAGCTATAAGTAATGCCGGTTAAGTTGGAGCCAGTATAGGCAAGGGTTTTCGTCAGATCGATCCCGCCCGGAGTTGCGCCTGAAAGGACAATCGACGTCAGGTTGCCGCCGGAATAATTGAGAGTCTTGGTAATCCCGTTTGCATAGGCAATCGACGTTAGATCGCCGCCCGAATAAGTGAGTGTTGCATTTTCCGCAGACAGGTTTTTTGACACGGTTTCAAACGAGGCCGCAAGACTCCCGCCACCGCCGCCGCCACCGGTCGTAACTTCTATTCCGTCATCTACGGTGCCATCTTCATAATAAGTGAAGCTAGATGTGGGAGGGGTGACAGTGCTTCTGCTTACGACCCCTAAACCGTATCGGGTAATGCTAGTGAGGTAAGTCGAGCTTGCCCCCATGCTTATCCAGTGTTCGCCGTCCCACGAGTAAAAACCTGAGATAAGCCCCGTAGTCGGGTTTGCCTCTGCTTTATACCACTCGGGAATACGGTTGACGTTGAAGTCAACGGAACCAACGCCCGAAGCGAATGCGGTCGCGGATGAAAACTGTGCAATTTCCGCAAAGCCGCCAGATACATAAACTGGCCCTACGACTACATATCTTGTGCCATTAGTGAAAACGATTCCGGCATGGTTAAAATCATTTATCAAACCAGCTTTTAGACGCACAACAACTGAAAAAGAGGCTGCTTGAGCCATCTTTAAAGCAGCACGAACCTGCGTGGACGCGGTTGCTCCTGTAACATTCAGAGAGTTGGAGACTTCTGTTACAACAGGACTACCAATCGAAAAAGGAAAAGAGGCAGACCTCGGAGGCTTTGTTTGGATATTCTTAGCCAGAGAAAGCGAACCGCCGCCACCTCCCGCCCCATTGGATGCTGCCGTAATACGACCTTGTGCGTCTACAGTAAGATTAGTGTTAGTGTAGTTGCCCGGAGTAACAGTAGTATTTTCAAGGTCTAGGGTGATGGGGTTGTTAGTCCCAATCTCTCCACCACCGGCTAGACCAACACCAGCAACAATGTCTGTGCCATTAATAATGTCTACAATAGCATCTAAGGCTTGAACATCTGCGTCAAGTTTTTCTACAAGTTCTTTTACGTTTTCTGCGCTAACGCCTCTGTCACGAAGAAGCCTTATCAAATACTCTGTAGGCTTACCCGTAGATGGGTCAACAATCGAGAACATTTGGTTAAGGTCATTAATAGCCACTAGATATTAGCCTTTTGCGTTTAGATTTGTACTTACAGTAAGAGAGTCAATGCGTTTCAAAGCACCAGTATCTTCAATACGGAACAAGCGTCCCGGAGAAGTAAAGCTGCCAAGACTACGCCAAGAACCTCTTATAGTGTAGTCACCGTCAACTGTTTCAACGGTTCCTGCTGACGTGTAAGTGTCACCACGGTCATCAGAGTACAGCAGTTCAAACCCAGTAGTAGCATCAGCATCAAGCTGACCAATACTACCAAGAAGCTGCACTTCAAAGACTCTAGCATAGTCATAACCCCGAATAGGGATTTGACCAGTTACTCGACGTACAAACGGGGCAGGCTCTCTTTCGTCGATTACAGCGTCATCACTAGGTTTGTTAGGATCAAGAAAGAACAACGAACCATTGGAGTCAGAGCCAACAATAATGTTAGAGCCGTAACTAGAGGTATAGGTGTTCCCGCCTACCCAGTTAGTTCCTGTGTAAACAGACCAATAAACCTCTTCTGCGGTTGACCACACTGACCACTGTTCAGTGGCAAAGTCGTAGATAAGTGTTTCTGCATTTCCTAGACGCAAGACATAGAAGTCGTGACTGTCTAGAGTAAACGTCCAAGCTCTGATAGCAGGATCATCTACTCGTCCAGCAATAATTGCTATTACGTCAAATTGGGAAACTTGTACATTAGCCATACTTAAAGACACATATGTTACGTCACTTGCAGAGACTTCTGCTGTTTCCGCAGGGACATTATATACAGCGAGCACATCGGTTTGGGATACTCTTGCGTTTCCGTTTGACAGAGATACAAAAGTTACGTCAAGTTGTGAGCCCTGTAAAGTAGGGGTTGCTGGCATAGTTACACCGTCCTATTGACACGAACCTTTGCACCGTCTACACCCACAGGCGTCCAAGCAGCAGCCGTAACAGGGTTAAGTTCTGATACGTCGAAATCGTACGCAAAAGAGGTAGTAATAGGTACGTCAGGCCCGTTATCCCAAGTAGACCCGTCAGGCGAAATACCTGATTGAATGTTGCCGTCACCACCATCAACTTTACGAGAACGTACAACAGTAAGCAAAGCACGTACGCTTGTAATATCAGGCGGAAGGTTTTCAATATCAAACTGCATAGGAGTCGTAACAGGGACAGCAGAACTCAGGTAAGTAGTATCGTTGACGGCGTCTTTAGCAAGCAGATTAAACCCAGTTGTACCAGTGCTAGCCGTCCAGCCGCCAAGAGTTACATCAGCATTAGGTTTGAGGCGTTTTACAAGTACAGTACCAATGACTCCGTTGTTTTGGGAGCCGGTTGAATCTGCAATAACCAAATCTTTAATGTACGCACTTTTCCCGAGGGTATTACCAGCAACAGCTAAAGAACAAACAAGTTCAACGTTATTAGTAGTTTCTACCCCAGTCCACGTAAGCCTCTCAGTTCCATTAATACGAAGAGAGCCTGTACCTGCGCTTACGTTATGAGAGAACTCATAATGAAACCACGAATTAGGGGACACCAGAGGATTTATACTATCGGCTATCTGAGTATCCACCCCAGCAACCCGACCGTTAACCGTAATTGAACCGTTCTGTTCTACCAGCAAATAAACTAGATTCGTACCAGCACCAGTTTGGTAAAGAATAAGAGGCATTCGTTCCGTGTTTGAGCTAGGAAGCTGTGCAATCCAAGCCCGAAGAGCCGTTCGACAAGTTCCGCTTACAACAGTAGGAAGAGCAATACGAAACTGGTTTTGCCACTGTACAGTGCCCGAAGCTAGTTTAAAAGCACGACCAGAGACGCCGGGGTCCGGGTCAGCCACAACTTCAGTACTTGTAGCAATGTTAGAATAAGGTAAACCATCGGCCATTGCCGTGCGACTCGCAGAGCCAGTACCATAACGGCTGAAATCATCCGCCCATTGAATAGCCATAAATTAATTCCTTTGTTAGGTTTGAGCAGCAATGGCTCTACGAATACGTTCTTCAATAGCAGGATTAGAAACTCGACGTTGTCCGTTACTGATAACAAACACACCACCTTCTTCGTCTACAACCATCATACTATCTCGGACCTTGACTGCCGTTCCTTCCCAAGCCCCTCTATCAAACAAGATACCTTGGAAGCGTTGCATCGGTGCTGCTGGATTACCAGTCGTAACCCAAGGTTCCGTAGTGCTATCTCCAAACAACCAGAACATATCACCATAGGTAATAACCTGACTAATTCTGTCAGGACTACGTTCTGCGTTAGCAAAGTCGAGGGGGTCAATAGTTCGCTCACCCGGCTGTATCCAGTAAAACTTACCGACAGAGCCGATGGTGTCATCTTGCACAGGAACAACAATAACAAAGCTGTTGATGTACGATACGGAAATTGCACCAGCATCGTCAGGCACAGTTACTTGAGCAAGCTGATCTGTTCCGCCGCCGGTAAACGTAGCACCCGTAGCCCAGTTAATACCAGCACCAGTTTTAGTAACAGGATAAGCGTTACCGATTGTACCGGGCAACTTAGCTTGAACAAATAGGTCGTTAGCGTCGTAACTAATGGCTTGGACAGTAGGGTGTTTAACAAGTGCTGTGCTGTACGTGACCCCCGGCTCACCCTGCTGGTTAACAGCAAGAAACATGTTGGTCAGGGCTTCGATATTACTAGCACCTAGCTTAACCAGCCAAGGGCTGCCTACAGTGCCCGCAGGAGTACCTGTGTTGACGCTGCCGCTAGTCCATTGGTAGTAGACTCCGTTCATCTGAATAACGTTGCCATTAGCCACAGTAGACGTAACTTCTAGTTGTGCCCGTGCGTGACCGTTATCGGTGTAATACCAAAGAACACCACCTTCTGCAAAGAACAAATAACTAGGAACTTCCGTTCCAATAGGAGACGTAGCAGCCATGCTGACATCCCCAATAATGTTTGTACCAATTACTCCAAGAAGAGTAGCAGCCCCGGTAGTAGCGTCGATACGATAAAGCTGGACACCGCTAACAACAAACAAGTCACTGTCAAAAGCGCCTGCCGAACTGTAGACAGCGCGAATAGGACCAGTACCTACTTCAGCAAACTTACGAAGACCGGGCCGAGCAAGGAACGATCCTTGAGTGTCGTTAAGAGCAGGGTTAGCTTCTACGAACCGGTTGACCATAGGGATCAAAGGATTCTTAGCAACTTGCCTACGGTAGTCACTCGGAAAAATAGGAAGGTCTTGCATTTACGTTATTCCCTGTTACCAGCGATGGATATTACCTCGTTCAAATTCGCCTTCAATAGTATAAACACGACGAAAGAATCGGTCACCATCCAAACGAGACAAGGCCCAATCAAGGCCCATTTCACGAGTCTGGCTGTATTTGGCTTTAAACTTACTCATTACTTCGTTGTAACGACTAACGCTGAGTTGTGAGATACCGTCGCCGTTACGAGGGTCAAGACGCATAGCTAGACCGATGCTTAGCAAATCATTAAACTCTTTAGGGAAAGGGGACTCGTCAGTAACAAGTAGATCAGTTACTCGGTGCCAGTTTGCCTTATCAGCGCGGTAGAACCAAACAGCCGAGTAGCCGTTAATGTTAATAATACGCTGAGTAGCCCCTTGAATATGAGAACCGTTCCCGAGGATAGTTAACGGATTAGTTGAAAGATTGTGGCTAGCATCTACGATACCAAAAGTAGCACCGTCTTCAGGGTTAGGCTTAAGTCTTACGGTTTTAGGGCTGTCAAGATTAAGCTTTACCAAATAACCCGGAGGAATATACCAATCGTTTACATACGTTTCAAAAGAGTCGTTATAGTTGCTTTTGTCTACGTTGCTGTTGACACCGTAAAGCACAGGGACCAACGGGTCGCCGGCTTCGTTACCAAACAAAGACAGAATGTAGTTTCCAAGGAGAATCAAACCCTCGGCTTGCTCTCCTGCTGATTCCGTAGTACCTCTAGCAATTAGATTGCTCTCGCGGTAACCTTGGGTAATAAGTTGAGCAATCGTAGTCATTAGTTTTCCTTAAGCAGAAAGAAGCACACCAGAAGC